CCAAACCATTAGATCATATACTTTTTGATGTATTGTTAGATTTTTGATAAATATTCACACCTTAATAAAAAAACAGATTATCAAATCACGAATTACAGAGGATCACAGACACCACGAGACCCGAGAGTCGAGTCCACGCCCCAAGGCCTGCCGCCCAGGTGCAACGCGCGAGCACCACAGCGAACACCATCATCCCAACGGCCACCGGCGAGGAAAGCTGAAAGACCATCTGCATTAGGTAAGTACATATCACCAAGCTGGTCCCATCCAGACTCCATTGTTTCATTAAAGTCAGTTGCTGGATCATACCATTGCCAGGTTGTAGAATCCTGTCTAATTGAAACCTCATCTAACCATTCCCAAACATTACCGGCACAATCGACAATATTATAATTACTGATAGCATTAGTTACAGAACCAGTAGATGTTCTACCACTGTTACTTGTAGCAGACCAGGCATTGACATTGTCGCCATCATTACCCTGAGGGCTGCCCTGAGCTAATGCTGTCCACTCTGACATTGATGCCATCCGCTTATCTACCTTCACAAACCTCTCTGCAAAACTGTACCAGCTTAAGCCCTCAGTACCGGTAATAGGTGTTGCATTATATTTTGATTCAACACCACCGTTACCATCATCAGATGCTAGATAAATATCAACCCAAAGGTTGCCGACCTTAGCCATCCCCTCAGGGGAGCACTTTGGACGATTAACAAGGTCCCAGACTGAGTTAGGTACAATACTTTCTGATACATCAGAAGCTGTTGAACTGTTCCTTACTCGTCCATAATGGAAGCCACCAATCTTCCTGGTATTATCAACGCTGGGTGTAACTCCGGAAGGTATTGCATCTGGATAAGTAGAGTTAGCTGAAAGCACAAAATCTGGCTCAATACCACTTGCTGGTTGACAGGCATAGATATAATAATCAGTACCCATCGCAAAACTAGAAAAACTGCCATCATTATCTGCGGCAGTTAGTGCTGATGCTGATTCAACTTTTAAGTTTTGCCTATTAATTCTTAATGCCAAGGCCGGGATGTCTACTCCCTGGACTCCTGCTGTCTTTTCTATATTTCCCTCTGCATTATAAAAAGCAGGACTATCTACTCCTACTACACTTAGCATAAGTCAATCACCTCTTGAACTTCGAATTCTGTAAAACCTAACTCTTTTAGCTTTGAGTCAGGGTTATCTACTAATTTGTACTGAACAATTCTGACTGTCTCGGTTTCCTGTTCATCTTCTTTCATTACTTTATAATCAGGGAGCGGGCCAGTCCTTTCATCCTCAGTTGCCAGTTCTTTATCAAATACATAATGCTGATCAGTTTCTAACAATGCCTGATAAGCTTCTTTTACTTTTTGAGTGTAGCCGAAATCATCGACGATATTTTCATAATCTTTTTTCGTCTTTAATTTTTTAGGAAATCCTTTCATTTATAATACCTCCTCTAAAACAAGTGATCCGTCAATAACTACTAATTTATATTGATGATCAGCAGTCTCTAGATCTAATTTGTCATTAATATCTTTTACAGTAACATAAGTTAAACTTTCGTCTATTTGAGCGGTAACATTTTCTGCATTACCTACAATAGTTACCAGATCAAGAGTAGATTCTACAATATCTGATCCAGTTCCAGCCGGCAAAAAGTCAGCATACTGCCCGGCGTTTGCTACGCAATATAAAATTTCGCCTTTGTCTGGATCGTTAGCGAAAAGACCAATCTCTCTGATATAAAAACCAGTGGCTAAACCTTGATTAGAAACAGTAGCTCTGGCTCTAGCATTACCGCTGCCGTCTACAAATAAATCGGTAAGGTTAAGAGACTCCTTTTCATTTATCAAAGAACTTAAATCAATTAAATTTGTACCATCCGGCAGTTCTCCATCTCCAACTGCTGCTCTAGTAAAATTTAGAGTAGTACCAGTCTGAGCTTTTGACTGCAGCTCTAAACCATCTTGAGTAATCGTTAAACTATTAAACTGGGCCATCATTTACACCTCCGTGTATAATTTCAAATAAGTACTTTGTCTGTTTGCAACTCCAACTTTTAACGCGCCCGAACTTTCTATAACCTCGGGCAAAGGTATTTGTTTTAAAATCAATTCCTTAGATTGTCTATTAACTGCGGCAACATAAAGATTATTAACTGGATCATAAACATCTTGGACCGGAATCTGTTTTAAAGTGACATTTTGATTAGCATGCATAAAAGATGCAAAATATAAATTGGCTATGTTTTCGCGCTTGATGTTAACTGACTCTAACCAGGACCGTTTATTTTTTGCTGAGTTAATAGCTTTTAAAAGTTTTCTTAAAGCTTCTTGATCGGTTATTCTATCTTCAACCTGAATTCTAAAATAATAAGGGTCTCCATCATACTCAAACCATTCCTCTACAGTAGCATTATCAAATGCATCACTGACAAGCTGTTCTACTGCAAATGGAGTTCCTTTTGTATAATGTAAAATATAAGCATTTTTTGCTATTTTTCTTTTTTTCTCAATAGGTAAACTTAATTCATAATAATCTGCATGAGCTGACAGCGCTAAATGGTCGACGACTTTTTCTTCTGCGTTGTCAATATCACCAACTGTTAAAACTCTGTTAATTTTACTTACAGTTTTTTGATGCTCAGCATCTATGCTTTTACTTGCTGAAATAATATCAGGATCATCTCTTAGATTTGGAGGAAGTATTTCGATGAGTTTAACTTCATCTATTTTATTATTCATCTTCTAAACCTCCATAATTAACAGTTATATTGGCTGCAGCTGCCACCTCTGTTTTCTGTACTTGAGTAAAAACGGGAGATGTAACAACCGATCTTTTAGCCCCGGCTTCTTTTATTCTACTTTTTAGTTCATCTGGATTTATGTCGCGACCAATCTTGGTTCTTTGCCAAAGTTGATAATCTTCAATAGCTTGATCAACTGCATCCTGTATATTTTGAGCCATATCCTCATCGTTTGAAGATATGTAATAAGTCAAATCTATGTCATACATAACCTGGACAGGAGCTCCAACCTGAACATTATCAGTCAAAGGTCTTTTCTTTTTGTCATCTAAATACAATTCTAAAGAATCTATTATAGCTTGATCAGGTATTTCTCCATTCTCTAAAATAAATCTAATATCAACGACACCTGGCGAGGGAGAAGTAGGAACTATATCAATAATACTCTGGCTAAATTCTTTAGCAAAAAAGATATATGCTCCTTCCGGGCCAGCAACTGAAAATGATTCTGGTTTAAGATACACTTTTCTAGTCAGACTTTCATTGCTCTCTTCCTCAGCTCCATTTTGACTAGTATCTATATTAGTTATTGATTCGGTATAAGGAATTGGATCTACAAGAGTATCAATCTGGCCGGCTGTAAAGCCATTCCCTACAGTCCCTGCTTCAGTACAGGTAACTTGAAATTCATAGCTTGTAGCCCCGGCCGGCACTTCTTGATATTCGGTAGTCTCAAAAAATATATTATTACCAGGAGTGACTCTGGTTCCTTCGGGAATAGGTACTGCATTATTTTGTGCTGCAGAAAGAGTAATTTCCATGGTTGTTATTGCTTTTTGAGGACCATCTTTCTCAACACTTAACAGTGCAGCCAAATGTTCTAATTTTTCATCTTTTGAATAATAAAGCAAATTTTGTTTTGCTACTTTATCTATTAATAAATTAGTCTGATATTGTTTTAAAACTTGCGAATAGATCCAAATTCTAACTGGATCACCGGGAGCAAGTGTTTTTCTTTTGCCAGTCTGATCAAAATAAGCTTGTTCATATCCTTCTATAGCTTCAGCGAGCATAGTTTCTACATCTGTTTCGACAAAATTTATTTTCGGTAAGTGTTTCAGTTCTTCGATTTTAGCCACTTTCTAACACCACCTTAGGTATTAACACTCCATCTTGGTCTGGTTCTTCAAATAACACTTCTGTAACTTTAACTCTGGGTTCATATTTTTTTACTTGCTTAGCATACTCAGCAATTAAAAGGCCTTTGGCCCGGGCCATCGGTTGGTCAAGAATAGACCAATCAATTCCGAACTCTCTGTCAAAAGCAACTGTTCCTTTTGGAGTGGTAAGTATAGTTTTTACATTCCTTATAACTTCCTGATATTCTTCAAGATCATCGTTTAAATTTAAATTAATTTTTGTTGTATCAATCATTTACATCACATCTCCGAAATGTATTCTTCAAGAGAAATGTCTATTTTAGCCGAAAACAATTCCCCCTGGTTAAATACTGTATTCCAAGCCGAGCTTATGCTTTGACATACCCAGAGATCATCGCCAACAATTTTACTTCCTATAACAAGCGAATAAGCTTCCCCTTGATTTACAATGTTGGCCCACTTTTCTATCTCGTCTCGTGGTTTAACTCCGTGATTTCCGTTCAGATTAATTGTAAAACTTATTGTTTCTAAATCCGGATTGCTAAATTCACTTCTAGGTTTTTGACCAATAATCTGATGCTTTTCATAACTTGCAGAAGCTGCATGAGAAAAGTCATTAAAATTCAAAATCCGACTATCTGATGTTTCAAAAATAACCGGACCAAAATATCCAATCATATAATCACCTTATTTCTAATGAGTATGGTGGTTAGTGTTGCCGGCTGTATCAATGATAGCTCCTCCTGAGTTTATGTCTCCACCTGCAGAAATAGTGCCGCTAACATTAAGATTTTGATTAATAGTTAAGTTTTTAGTTATGGTTGTTTCTCCATCAAGAGTGATTGTTGGGGCTTTAAAGACAATTGATGTTGCTGCATTAAGCACAATATTATCTGCATCTATAGTAAGAGTTTTTGAGTTTTTATCATACTGGTAAAAAGCTTCATCATAGATATTTTTATAATAGTACTGTGGCCCGGGCTGCTTTGGCATATTTTTAAGACTATAAGGCTGGCCCAGGCAAAATCCTTTTGAAATCCCGTTTGGCAAGAAAACACATAAAACAGTATCGCCTACCTCAGGCATATTGTATTCAAATGAAAGATAGGGCAGAAGATCAGTAACAATATTATCTTTATCTGGAAAGGTTACTTTCACAGCTCCCCGCTCATAATTTATACTTGAAACATTACCAACTCTTATCATGTTTTTTAATATCTGAATAATTTTATCTTTAATCCAGCTCATTAATAACCCTCCAGAACTTTATGCATTTCAAGGCCCATTTTATAAGGTTTTACATTATGAATTATCTTATCAATATAATACTTGCCTGAATAAACACCTAAGCCAGTAATTTCTATGGTGTTGCCGGCAATTAAAAAAGATCCTCCACTTAGTTTGCCTTTTAAATTTATTTCACTTTTATTTTTCTTTCTTAAAGCCCCTTTTGCTTTTGCTTCAGCTTCAGAAAGAGAAAAAACTAAATCGTTAATCTCCAATATTTTTTTACCTGGTTCTCCAGGTATTATAAAAGTATAATCTTTGTGTTCTTCAGTTTCTGGATCGAAATAACTTAAATGAGCTCCATCATATCCGCTGTCAGTAAGATTAGGATCAAGGTCCCAGTCTTCTAATTCTGATTCGTCAATAGTAGTCACCGGCTCTTTGCTTTCGTAGTCTTTTTCGTTATAAAGAACTATTTTTTCTTTATATATTTTCATCACTACACCATACCTGGTGCAGAGATCATTAAGGAAAGTCTTGTCGCTGACTTCGCTTTGTTCGACAAACTTTATATCTGGGTTAAGACTGGAATCAAAAACTAAATTTAAATCATTTTCATTAGCAATTTTTTGAGCTATTTTTTCTAAGTTAGCTTTATTCCAAGTTCTGCTTTTTTTAGTAGCTGTAAAATCTGTATCATTAGGAAGTGCTGCAGCATTTAAACTTAATTCAATTGGCCGTCCTCTATAACGTGGTCGGTCAACAATAAATTGGCCGCAGCTAAAAGTTCTAATGTCACCTTCACCGCTCCAATTTTCTACCTTAATAGATGCTTCGATCACATCTCCTTTTTGAGGAGCCCATTCTGATAACCATTTTTTTGTTATATCATGTACTTTTAACTGTATGGTATCTGATGATCCAGAAGCGACATCGGTAAAAGAAAATGATTTTATTTCTTTTTCTAAGTTTTTAGTTATATTAGTGCCTTGGTAATAAATTATTGGATTAGCTCTTCTGGTTTTCATTTGTTAATCCCTCCATGGAGGTGTTTGTTCCCCAGAAGAACTTTCTACATTTATTTCTGGCAGTTCTAATTCAATACCAGCTGGGAAAATAATAAATTCTATATAGTCTTTATTAGCTTGCATTAATTCTTTTGCATATTTTTCTTTTCCTAACTTTTCTTTTGCAATAATGTCAAATGTATCACCAGATTTTGTAGTATAAGTCACAGTAAACACCTCTTTAACTGAAATCGGTTCGTGGATTTCCGCCTAAATCAAGAAATACTTCTTCAATCATATCTCTCAATTCTCTATTTGAGCGTTCTAAATCTTTTTTATCAGCATTTCCTTTAATTATATTTTCAATATTAATTTCAATTTTAGTATTTTTAGTCGAATTATCAGATTTTAAGTTGTTTAATACTTGAGTGGCTTTAGAAGGAGTTTCTTTTAGTTTTTGAATAAGAGTTTCAGTTTTCGTTGCAGTTGTTACCTGAGTTCCCTGTGGCATGTTAACTAATTCAGGACCTTGTTCTCCAACTATAGCCATACCCCCGCCAAAATTATTTGTTCCTTTTGCTAATAACGGAATCTCTGGAATATCCGGGCCAAAACTTTTACCACCAACGCCTGGTACCCAGTCGGGAATTGAGACATCAATCTTTCCAATACCTGCGAGAGCTGTATTAATCAGACCTATAGTATTATTGATTGGCAGCTTAACTAAATCTCCTATTAAAGAAAATGAACCACCAACCGCCTGAACTACTCCATCCCAAGCTTTTGACCAGTTGCCAGTGAAAACACCACTTACAAAGTTGACTAAACCATTAAAAGTCTCTTTTCCAGATTCATATATATCAGTAATTCCACCTATAAAAGCTTCAACTACTGGTAAGTTTTTAATCAGATTATAGAAAGCTCTTAATTTAGGTAGTATTTTGTCCCAATTTTTATAGACTAGATATCCAGCAGTAGCCAGAGCTCCTATTGCTATTGCTACAACTGCAGCTGGATTAGCTGACATTGCAAGATTAAGCGCAACCTGAGCTTTGCTTGCTGCTAATGTAGAATATCTTGCTGCATTCATTGTGGCCTGAAAAGTACTATAAGCTTTAGAAATTGCTTGAACAATCATTCCTGCTTTTTGAGCAGCAGTCAAAGCAATTTGAGTTGTTTTATATGCTACCATTGCAGAAGTTATTCCAACAACAATTGGTTCTATTGCAGTCCAATTATTTTTTATAAAATTATATGTTGCTCGAACAGGCTCCATAGCTGCTTTGGCTTGAGCTCCCATTTCCTTGTAATTTACAAGAATAAACTCTAAACCTTGATTAATATAAGGTAAAACTTTGTTACCAAAATTAATTTTTAAAACATTAATTAATTGACCAAAACGTTCTCTTAGCGCTTTAGAGGTTTTAACTTTTTCTTTAAAAGCTTCGTTGCTTGCTCCAACCGCTTGATACATAGCTTCTGTTTTAGTTGTGAAATTTTCAGACTGGGCTCCAGTTAAAGCAATAACTGCATTTAACGCTTCAACTCGGCCAAACATTTTACTTAGTTGTTCTGTAGATCCTCCGGTTGCTTTCTTCAAAAGGTTTAGCGTTCCCTGGAATCCTTTCGCTTTGATCATAGCTGCACCAGATTCGTACCCTAAACCGTTTATTACTTCTTTCATAGCAGAAGTTGGTTTAGTCAGAGCAGTAAAAACACCTCTTAACTGAGTACTTACTTTTGCAGTATCACCAGTAACACCAGTCAGAGTGGCCATCGCCCCGAAAACAGACTCCATATTGGCTCCCATTGCACCAGCAAGAGGTACTACATCACCCATATTCTGTGCTAATTCAGGGAAACTTGTTTGTCCTAATTTAACTGTCTGAAAGCCTAAATCAGATACTTTTTGAGCAGTTTCTGCACTTACATCTCCATAACCTTTCATTGTGGCTGAAAGAAATTTAACTACGTTTTGAACATCAGCATTACCACCGCGAGCATTTTCTGCAGCCTTTTGAAAAATATCATAAGTATCAGCACTTTCTCCTAATGCTGATATAGTTTCATATAATCCTCTGTTAAGTTGTTCAGTAGAAATACCAGTTGCAATTGCAGTTTGTTTAACCTGTTCACTATAATTACCTAACTTTTCTTTTACATTACCGTCTAGGAGAGTACCAACATCAGCCATTTGATCTTCAAATTCCATTGCTGCTTGAGTAGAACTTTTTAAAGCGGTGACTATTGTTCTGGCACTAAAGTATATTCCGGCAGCGCCTAAGGCTCTTTTCATGGTTCTACCTAATTTAGAATAAGCGCTTTCGGTATAGCCTGCACTTTTTCTGATGTTTTTCATATTTTTTTGGACTTTAGAAAAAGATTTATGCATACTAGATTGAACTTTTGCTCCCAAAAGAAAATGAGTTTGATAAGTGGTTCTACTTGCCATTTTTAGTCACCGCCTTTATATCATCAGCTATATTGAAAAGTTCATCTATTTCTAGATTGTAATAAAAATCAACGCTGGTTGATGTTTTCAAACCTAAACTGACAGAAATTTTTCTTAGCTTTTTTCCATCAGTAGCTTTTATTCCTCTCCATAGAAAAAATTCATTACCGCAGTCTTTACTTTGATAATATTTTTAGCGCCTAATTGATCAAAGAATTCTAATGGTAAATCTGTAACTCGATTAGATACCAATCTTGCATAAGCTACACTGGCCTCTGGCTGAGAAGAAAAGTTGCCATCTAAATTAAACTGCTTTTCTAATTCAATTAAATCGCTGGTTTTTAAAGATTCCAAACCAGTTAAATCAATTTTTTCTATAGTCTTATCTTCAAACTTAATTGGCTTACTTAATTCAATGATCAACGGATTATCTTTTTTCACTTCTTTAGACATTTAATTTACCTCCTATATAATTTATATCTGTTCTCTTACTTCTTTTAGAATATCTTGGCCATCAACAACATAAATAAAGTTCAATTTGTCATACTCTAAAACTTCTTCTCCATCAATAACTATTTTGATATAGAGTATTTCAAGAGTATTTGCTGTTTCAGATGGCTGGCCAACTCCCATAGTTCCTAAATTAAGATTTTTAGGGACTACTTTCATGG